GGTGACATCGAATCCGAGACGGTATTCGCCGAATACTTGTCCGGCCGTAACCCAGTCACCAGCTGGTTGCAAAACTGCCAGGGGTGGGGTGACACGTTCGGGCACATATTCGGATGTGCGAATGCCAGCCGTTGTTAGAACGGCTAGTAGCGCATCACGACCTTGCGAGATCATGCGATACCTTGACCGACCCATGGGGTCAGAATCGGGTAGGCCGCAATCATTGGGTCTCGGGCTACTCGCACCGCCGAACCGCCGTCAAGTGTCGCAAATTGTGCGATACCATTCGGGGCGGAACGGCGGTGGAATAGTTCCGATCCACATTCAATCCGTGCCCGGAGTAAAGCCGTGGCCGGCACAGTTGCTGTTCCAACAAACTTGGTGACGAGAACAACTGCCTCGTCCCAGCATGCTGTTACGAACGTCAAGTCGGAATCAGGTGCTCCAACATACGTTTTCAACTGTGCTGCAGTCATGGTTTTATCCTTGGGTTAGATTAGGCGCGAACGATACCGACGATTGCTGCCGGGATTTCGTCTGCGACACACGTGAACACACCGAGCGAGTAGGCCGACGACATGTTGATGGCGTTGGTCGAGTCGAGGCGGAGGTTAGCCGAAGTGTACTGACGGAGAGCAGCAGAGTTGACGAACGCACACTGCGACTTGTTGACGTTGAGGCCTGTGTCGGCAACAACGCGGATTCCGGCGAACTGTCCACCCAAACCGCTGGGCGAGATGGATCCGACGTTGTTGACTCCAGAACCGTCAACCAGGAGAACCGGACGACCGTCCGAACCCTGGAGGGCCATGAGTTCCTTGAACGTGGCCGTGTCAACGACGAGCGTTTCGATGGGGAGACCGATTGCTGCGAACTTGGCTGCAGCGTCGGTGATTCCAGCGAGCCACGAGTTGTACGTCGAGGACGTTGCAATCGTCACCTTGTTGTTGGCCGTGATTTGTGCAGCGACAGTTGCCTGGTACTGGGCGCGCATTTCGACGTTCAAACGGTTACCGAGTGCGATTGCCTGGCCACGGAGCGACGTGTTGAGGTAGTCAATCGTCGAACGCAAGATTGCCTGAATCGAGAGCTCAACGTAGTTTCCGATGGTCTTAATCGGAACGCTCTTGGTCTCCAACTGCACCTCGTAGTAGCCAAGGTCGTCGCCCTGGTTCTGCTGGGTTGCGGTGCCGTCAACGATTGCTTTGAGCTGTGCGAACACGATCTGCATTCCCTCTGCAGGGGTCGTGCCAGTCGAGAACACCTGGCGCAGTGGCGCAGCATCCTCGATGATTCGGACGAGGTCGCGGTCAAACGGAGTGACAATGCTGTCACCGGTGTTCGCGCCGGTGTACGCCCGGTGGGCTTCAGGGTCGCCCTTTGCCAATGCTTGCATGAATTCACCAGCAGAACGGTGGTCAACGACCGGGGCGCTCTCGTGTGAACGGAGGACAACCAGCTCGCGCTGCATGACCTCTACTGCTTCTCGAACCTCGGCGAGTTCGGAAGAGTCGGGAGTGGTTTCTTCAGGATCCACGATTTCTCCTTTGTTTTCAGCCGAGGCCGGGATTTCCGACTCGGTTGTTTCCTCGACGTTACGAACGCCAAGAACGTCTGCCGTCTCATACCACGGCATTGGGGTCAGTGAGACCTCTTTGACGATTGCCCGGGTGACAACGCGCACGTTGCCGTCCTGTCGGGCTTCGTCCATGATGAAACCGACCGAGAACTTGTCAACTACACCCTGTTGGGCGAGTGCGTAAGCCTCGTCGGCAGATTGGGTACCTTTGGCGAACCGGGCACGGATCATGTAACCGTCCTCGGTGTGTTCGCCGCGTTCGATAACGCCGATAACGTCTTTGTGGTTCCAGTAGAGCTTTGCATCGCGGTGGAGTTCGACTGCGTTGCGAGCAAACTTCTCACCGTGTGCTTCGGTCTCATATGGAACGGCCATGCCGACAACGGTTCGTTCGTCGGCGTTCTCAATGCGAAACTGAATTTCGCGTGTCTCAACTGACTGCACTGAAATCTCCTTCAAGTGTTGGTAAGTCCTCGATTGCTCGTACTTCGTCAATCGTCATCCAGCCGGCGGCGATTGCAATTTGGTGTGCTTGGTATCGGGTCAACGTGTCTGTGCGCAAAAGTGAGTCGACGTTGAGCTTGACCATGGTTCCGCGACTGCTGACGTGTGAGAGTGCGGACTCCACTTCTACGATGTACTGCGACAACGTGTAGCGAACAAAAGCCATTTGCTCTTGCTCCATGTTCGTGTACGTCATCGAGCTGCCGTCAACCGAAGCAAGAAGCATGTTTGCTGGGATGCCGAACAACCTGGCAACCTGTTGCACATTCCAGCCCTGTGTCTCGATGAACATGGCATCTTTGGGATTGAGGAAGGTGCTTTGCCAGCTGAGGCCGTTGCCCAAAACCGCTGTTCCGGATTTTGCACCGGCAGTCGCGTTCCAGGCATCCTTAGCGGCCTTAGCCTGATCGGGAGAGAGCATTTGGTCGGACTTGAGAATGCCAGACGGAACACCAGAATCGGTAAACCACGTAGCGGCGTAGTCACGAGTGTCTCGCGCGTTCAACAAGTCCTGCTGTGCAGCTTGGATAGGGCCAAGGCCGTAAGCCTGACCGGGAACCCTGCACATTGCCAAATGCTGAATGTCGTTGAGCGAATAATTCGTCGTACCGCGATACGTGTAGTTGATAACGTTGCCATTCACATCCGTGTTGATGTTCATGTTGAATGGGTTGAGAACCTGCAGGTTGACGGTTTCGCCGCGAGGGTTGCGCGAAACAAGCCAGTAAGCGTTTCCGGCGAGAGCCAACGAATTGACCGTCGACTCCATCCACGTCTCGCGTGTAGTGGCCGCGTCAGGTTGACGGATCCACAGAGGGGCCGGGGTAACCTCTTTGTCGTCACGATAAACGTGGATGCCAAGTTGCTTCATCGCGTTAGCGAGAATGGTAACGGCACGGTAGACGGATGCGAGGCTAAGAGCGTCGCTGGTGGTTACTCCCGACGAAGCGTACTTCGGTGATGGGAATACTGCACCCGAGCGTGTTTCTAAATCGCGTGTCCGCGTCAGGCCAAGATAATCAAGTAATCCCATTACTACATATTGTGCCAGTTATGGGGTTAGACCACAACATGTAGTGTTCGGCGTGTCGTGGAGATGTCCGGAGTCGAACCGGAGTCCGCCGCCGTTCCCTTGCGGGTCTTACAGCGTCGAGATACCCTTCATCCCCTACTGGCAGGAATCGCAGTGCAGCAAGTCCATCGGATCCACAGGCACCGAGTAGCCGTCGATATTGTCGTCATTCATAGACCTATCAGAATACCTGCAGAGATTGTTCGCGCAAAGTATCCGCGCCGAATGTGGACAACAAAGTTGCCATGACAGCATCAATTTCGACTGCGGAATCGCGCCGCGATACCCGGAAGCCCTCACCAACCATTTTGCGAACCGTGCGCGGAATCTGAATCGACAACAGGGGGTCGCCACCATGCTGGAGAGTCTTACGCGCCAAACGCGCATAGAACAACGACGAGGCGTTGACAATGTCGCCCAACGTCGCGGTCTCGGCAGGATAACCGCGAGCTTTCAGTTCTTTGTGTAGATCGCGCAGCGTGTAACCGTCGACGATGATTGCTCGGGGGTTGTGGGCCATGATTTGACCGCAGATGAATATCAACTGTTCCAGCGAGGGTTTGTTGATTGAGGCGACAAGCTCCGTGTAGATTATGTCGTCGACCTTGACTGACACCGCGACGGTCGCATGCGCCCAGTCAGGTGTCCGGTCAATCGCAAACACATATTCGCCCTGGGGCAATTCCGCACCAAACGGTCGCTCACACTTCTGCCACAACTCGGCAGGGATAAACGTCTTGGTGCCGGACTGAATAAACCTGTTGAGGCGGTATCGGATGATGTCGTCTTTAGGCAGCGCACGAACGTCGTCCAGCAATAACTTAGGATCAATACGGCCCGACTGCAACGCCGGATTCGCCTCCATCAACAAACCAATCAGCTCGTCGTCGTCGTCCGGGACTATCGCTTCCGACGACTCCCAAATCCATGCGCCGAACCTGTCCAGGTCTCCGGCTATCGCTTTGTCAGCGTTCGCATAAAGTCGCGTAAGGAGTTCAGAATTTTCGTCACCTGCGGTCGTGATTCCAACCAGGAGCGTGTCCGGCCTCGCACCAGTTCCGCTCGCAAGAGCATCCCAGACTTTAGCTTCAACCAGGTGAACTTCATCCACAATCCCAACACTGACAGGAATGCCCTGAAGAGTGTTCGCGTTTGATGCTTTGATTTCATATCGACTCCCATCGAGTGTTTTGATACCGCGTGTCTCGGTAAGTTTGCTCATTCGTCTTTCTAGTGCCGGGTTAGATGCGATGACACGTTGCACCCGGTCATAAACCAGTCGAGCCTGTTCTGCGGTCGAGGCCACACCGACCGAGTATGCGCCGGGCTTGCGCAACAATGCCCAGATACCCAACGCGCCGACGATTTCGCTTTTGCCGTTTTGTCTCGCCATGGATATGCAACAGGATCGCCAGCGCAGCTCACCCGACGGTAACAACTCGGTAACGCGGCGCAACAGCTCGACCTGCCAATCGTCGAACCTAAAGCCAGGGGTTGCCACACTCCACGCCAGCTCGATGACCGGCATCAACCAGTCAATGTCACAGTCGAAGTCGTCTGTGAGCGGCGGCGTGTATCGAGTAGGCGCAAACGTCATCTGGTTAGTAACGCCTCAAGCGCATCGACCGGTGCACCATCCGGGGCAGAGTTCCGCAACATCCGCAGGCCCTGCAAGTAACTGGACGACTTCGCAGCCGTGTATTCCTGATCTAGCGAATCCGCAGTCGCCAAACACAACGCCACAATCGCAGCGTGTTCGGCACCAATCCAACCGAGCGAATCAAGTGTCATTTCGAGAGCTTTGCGATTTCCCGTTGGCATATCGCGCCACGATGCAGTAGCCATGCGTTGTCCTGTCTGTGTTTTGCGCCCAAACCCAAACCTTTTTCTTTGGTATCTGTGGCAGGGGGA